AATTTTCAAGTAGAAGTAGTTGACATTGTAGAAGGCAGAGGTTCAGTATGGGGAAAAATAATTAAAGGATAAAGTATGACATATAGAGAATTAATAAATCAAGTGTTGATACGACTAAGAGAAGATACTATAACTAGCGATTGGTCTGGTGCAATAAACGATTCTACTACAGTATCAGCATATCAAAAAGTAATAGGTGCATTAATTAACGACAGTAAAAAAAGTATTGAAGGTTATCATGATTGGTTAAATCTTAGAGAAACAGTTAATGTATCTACAGTAGCAGGTACTAAAAATTATAATTTAAGTTCTGGTCAAGAAATAAAAGTTGTAGATGTTATAAACAATACAACTGGTATTCATCTTAGTCAAGTAAGTAGACAATATATTAACACTGTAAAATACCCTACAGACGATACTGGTGAGCCATTGTACTATGCTTTTAATGGTACAGATACTTCTAATAATCTGAAAATAGATTTGTCGCCTGTGCCTACATCAGTACAAACTTTATCTTTTGATATTGTTAAACCTCAAGATGATTTAACTTTAGCTGCTACAGTATTAAAAATACCAGCTAAACCAGTAATACTCGGAGCATGGGCAAGAGCCATAGCAGAACGTGGTGAAGATGGTGGAACACAATCTAGTCTTATGGCACAAGAAGCTAATGACGCAATCAAGCAAGCAATTATGTTAGATAGTGGAAACACTCAATATGAATCTGATTGGTATATAAAAGAAAATTATTCACATGGAACTGTTAATTTTAGATAATGGCTAAACAACTAGACTATTTACCTTTAGAAAATTTTGGTATTAATGGATTAAATTTACAAAGTAATCCTGCAACATTAGACCAAACATATCTTACAACTGCTGATAATGTAGTTATGAGAGAGTCTGGTAGAATATCTTTTAGAAAAGGTTTAAAACAAAAAGTAGTTCCTACTGGTACAGCTATAGGTTCTATGGTGGAGCATAATGATTCTGGTACTAATAAAATATTTGCTAGTCACGGTACTTCTATTTACACAGTGGATTTTACAACTCCTAATGCTGCCTTTCCTAGTAGTGGTGCTGATGTTAAGCATACCGTTGCTAACAGTACAGGCAATTGGCAGTTTATTAATTTTAATAAAAGATTACATTGTGTACACACAGGAGTAGTACCACAAAGATATGATGGTGCACAAAGTTCTGGCTCAAGATGGGCAGCACATGCAACAGACCCAGCGTCTATAAGTACACTATTTGACCCTAGTTGTGGGTTTGGTGGGTATGGAAAGTTGTGGGTAGGAGGAGTTACAGAAGCTCCAGATGTAGTATTTTACTCAGTTTTGCTTGATGGAGATGATTGGACTGGTACTGGTTCTGGTTTTATTGATTTAAAAACTGTATGGGGTAATGATGAAATAGTAGCATTAGCACCTTTTTATGGACAGCTAGTTATATTTGGTAAGAACAATATTGTTTTGTATGATGGCCCAGAGTCGGGTGGAACATTAGCACTTAATGAAGTTATACGAGGAGTAGGTTGTGTAGCACGAGATAGTGTACAAGCTATTGCTGATGATTTAGTTTTTTTGTCAGAAACAGGATTAAGGTCATTAGCCCGTACAACTGAAAAAGATAAATTACCTTTACAAGATTTATCTTTAGCTATTAAAGATACATTAATAAGAAACATTGCTGTTAGTACAGCAGTTAAATCAGTTTATCTAGAAAACGAAGGCATATATCTTATGACTTTTACTGATAAAAATATAACATATGTATTTGATTTTAAACATAGAACACCAGCAGGAACACCTCGAGTAACAACATGGACATTTGATAATGACCGTGAGCCTTCTGCTATGATACAATCTGTATTATATGCTGGTTTAATAGCAGGACAAAAAGATGGAGGCATAGCAGGATATGAAGGATATTTTGATACTGATTTGGCTTGGGTTAGTTCGGCTGCTAGTTATACTAATTCTCCTATTAATGCTGATGTATCTAGTATATGGATTAGAATGGGGCAAAGCGTTACCTCTGCTTTATTAAAACGAATGATATTAATTTTAGAAGGTGGCTCTGGTGCAACACTAGGTTTGCGTTGGTATAAAGATTATAGTTTAAATTCTTCATCAACAACAAATATATCTTTGCGGCCTGCAACAACTGGTACAACAGCTTTATGGGGAGCGTCTACATCTTTGTATGGTGCTTCAAAGTTTACACCTATTTATGGTTTACAAGAATATACAACACCATTGACAGGTAGTGCTAAACATTTAAAATTAAATTTATCTATTTTAAGTAATGGATATGATACTTCGATTCAAGATTTGGCAATAATTTCAAAACAAGGAAAAATAAGATGAGTAATTATACTTTAGCAGTAAATTGGTCAGGAAAAGATGCTCTCTCAGATAGTGATGCTGCGAAAGTTATATCTGGTTCTGATTTTAATACTGAATTTACAACAGTAAGAACAGCAGTTAATTCTAAAGCTGATTTAAACGGAGATTCTGGCGAAGATTTTGTTATGAATAATGGTACTGCTGCTACACAATCAGCAGGAAACAATACTACTAAAATAGCAACAACAGCTTTTGTTACAACAGCAGTAGCAGCTTTAGACGCAGCAGCTATTAATGCTATTGTTTATCCTGTAGGTTCTATATACACGACAATATCAAGCACTGCCCCTGCTACTCTTTTAGGAATGGGAACTTGGGCAGCATTTGGAGCAGGTAAAGTTCCAGTAGGTATTGACGCAAGTGATACAGACTTTGATACTGCTGAAGAAACAGGTGGTACAAAAACACATACTTTAACAACATCTGAGTTGCCTTCACACACGCATACTTTTAGTTTTACACAGTCACCAAGTACTGCTGGTGCAAATGCACAACAACAGCCTATATCAGCAGATGGTGGCAGTAACACTTCTTTCAATGTTATAGGAACTAAAACTACTGATGCTACAGGAAGTGGCTCGGCACATACAAATGTACAACCATATATCGTAGTGTATATGTGGAAACGCACAGCATAGGAGAATAGAATGGCATATATAGAAGGAACAGGAATTGGTCAAGGCAAAGGTAATTCAAATTTTATGCTTAATGGCTCATATGTAAATGCACCCACATACAATAAAGCCAAGCCAAGAACATTTAAAAAACAAAACACAAGTAGTTTTGACATACCTATTGGTGGTTTAGGTGGTAGGGGTAACAATGTTCAATATGCACAAGAGGACTATGATAGACAAATGGCTCTTATGGATAAGATTGGAGAAATGTCAGCAGGTTATTCTACTGATAATACTCTTGGTACTACTGATATAGACTACGAAAACAAGATGATAACTGAGAAGTTATCACCAGAGTTACAAGCTGAATATGATGCGTTACTTGCTCGTAGTAAATTACAAAGAGAAAGAGCAGCAGCTATGGGTGATGACCCATATGAGATGCAACAGTATCTTTACAATCAAAATCTTGCATTAAAAGTAGATGAGCAAAATGCTTTGCGTGATGATACTATGGCTGCTTTACAAGCTAAAGGAATACTAGGTTCTACTGGTGGACAAGGAATGTATGCAGGTGTTGAAGAATCTATATTAAGGTCTAACGCTATGGACTTTAATGATGCTATGGCACAATCACAAGCTATGTTTGACATGGAAAGAAAACGAGGACAAGAAGATTTAAGTACTGCGGTTGCATTAGGTACAAAACAAATACCATATATTACAGCAGGTACAAATCAAGGAAAAGCAATTGAAATTGGTAATGTTGCAGGTGTAAGTTCTGCTTCAAGAAATATTGCAAATCAACTTGCAGGTCAAGATTATAGTAAGAGAAAAGGTTTATGGGATATGCTAGGTAGTGGTGGTACTGGAGGGGGTGGTGGTGGACTCTTTGGTATGCTAGGTAGTATTTTTGGATAAGGAGTAAAAATGGCAAGTATGTTTAATAATATCTATGATGTTGAACAAGACATTAATAAAATGATGTCTGATACAGCAATAAGTTTTGGCAGATTAGATACAAATGGTTATGGGCCAATGACAGCTAGTACATTTGGTCAAGGCGAAATGTTTGGCAGGGCGTTAGGAAGCATGCTAGGTGGTAAAGACCCTCGTATAGAAGAAGCAGAGTTGCAACAAGAGTTAATGCGTAGACATCCAGACCCTAGAACAAAAGAAGATTTACTTGCTGTAGCTAAAGATGCAGGACTCATGGGTTTACCAGATGTACAAGCAGAAATACTAAAAATTGCAACACAAATGCCAGAACCTAGTCTTGCTAGTGGAGCAGATTTAAAAAGTTTGACTGGTATTTTATCATTAACACAAGGTAGTGATAAGATGGTTGTTGATTATTTAAGAAAATTAAATCCAGAATTTGATAGCCAAAAAGAAGATGCAAAAAATGCTGCAATAAGAGAAGTTCGTGCTGAATTTAATAAAATTATAGGTGGATATGAAACATTCTTAGGGTCAAAACAACTTAAAAAACAAGATATTAATAGCATGATGTTTGACAATACTGGTCGGTTAAAAAACATTAGTATGTTTAAATCATATTTAGGTGCTCTTAGTTTAGATGAAACAGCAAATCCATTTGCAAAACATTTGTTTGATGCGAATACTATTATATTAAGTCAAGGTAGTGATACAGATACAAGTAGTGATGTTGATAGTAATGATTTAAAAATAAAAAAAGTAATTAAAAAAATGCCAGATGATACAACATTTATCGAAAGTTCTTATAATGCTAGTGTTGATGAAGTAGTTGTAGGTAAAAATGATTATAATAATTTATCTAAAAATGCAAAAAAACAAGCTAATTCGAACTACAAAATGGAAATGATGAATAAATTAAATTCTGTTTATGTTGATTTAGCAAATTTTGGTGGTGGTTTTTTAGGTGAAGAAAACATGAGTGCCTCAGATTTAAAACAAGAAAACCAAAATGATGAAATACAAGACTGGATTTCTGGTGGTGTGCCTATGCTTGGTACAGTTTATAGTGAAGGCATGCAATATTTTTTAGATAAACCACCTGAAGAATTAGAAAAATTTATAAAAAATCCAGAATGGTACTATAGAACAGTAATTTTAAAACAACCATTTCGTGTAGATAAAGAACGCAATATGTCAATTGCAGAACCATTTCCTAAAGATACAAGTGGGGAAATAATTTCACTTTGGGGAATATCAAACTAATGGGTCAAAAATATGTTGATGGTATAGGTTTATATACTTATGATGATAAACTGTCTGAGGAAGAAGTACAGGCAAATATAGACTATCGCATAGCAACTACACCTAAATACGCTAAACAAACTTTTGCAACTGGATTTAATGATACACAATCTATGATATATAGATGGTGGCAAAAACTTACAGATGAAGAAAATGAGTATGGCAGATGGATGGAAGGTCAAACAAAAGAGTGGGCACAGAATGTAGGGTATTATGATTCTATTGCTTTAGAAGCATATTATGCAGAAATAGCAAATGCTAGAAATTTAAGTGGTACAGAAAAATCAGACAGAGTTACTAATCGTGAAGTTATAGCTGAATTTCAAGATGATATGCGTAATGCATATGAAAATAATAGTGGTGATGTATCAGCAGTACAACAAAAATATGGATATACGCCAGAAGATATCAGTGTTCTTGATGGTCTTATGGCTATGATGCAAAATCCAGCAGCGTCATTAGGTGCATTAACAGGTATGGCAGTTAAAGACCCAGAGTTATTATTAATTAATTTTTTAAGAATACCTAAGATTGTTGCACAAGGTACAGAAATGGCTAGAAAAACTGTTACTGCTGCAACAAGAATGCAACCACAGTATGTAAAAAAACTAGGTAAAGCCATGACAAATGCTAGAGCAGCTAACATGGTAGGTAGAGGAGCAGAAGGTGCTGTGTATGGTGGCGTGTATGAAGCACTACATGATTTAACTTTTAAAGGTAAGATAAATACAAAAAACATTAAGACTGGTGCGTCTATGGGCTTTTTATTAGGCACAGCATTTGGTGCAATTACACCTACATCCTCTAACAGTTGGTTTGTAGATAGAGTTGGGTCAAAAAACGCAGAAAAAAAATGGAATAGTACTAGACTTAACGAAAGATGGCAACAAGCACAAGAAAGAACTGACCCTAGCAGACCAAAATATGAAACTGCTAGAGTAAATCCTAATAACACACCGCTTAAACCACCTAAGAAACCACCTATTTTTAGACCAGTGCCTAAAGATGCTGAACTGCCAGATGGTTTTACACATAAGAATAGGTATGATTATTGGAAAGACCAAGCATTAAATACTTTCCCAATAAACAAAAGAATTACTGTAGAAACTCTTGATAAGAGAATAGAAAATCTCACTAAACAATTAACTAAAAAGAAAAATCCAGATGGTAGTCCATTGTTTACTGTTGAAGAGGCTGCAGGTTTAGCAGCTAGACATCAAGCAGAAATAGTATTAAGTAAGAAAAAGCCAGAAGTATGGTCTGTAATTATGGACAATGCTCTTACTAATCCACAGAAAAATAGAAAGTGGGGAGAGTTTGAAGAAGGTTTACAGGGCAAAAATAACAAAAGACAGCCAGACTATGAAGCACCTCCTAGAAGAGCAGAAGAGTTTGAAAACATATATGACCCAGTAGATTTAAACGCAACACAAGCTGTACCTAAAGGCAAACTTGCTAAAGCAGCAGCTATAGGTGCTGTAGCAGGGGCATTAGTTGCTGATGATGACAAAGAATTAATGGCATTTTTAGGTGCATTATCTTTTGGTGTAGCTAGAGGTACAGTACTTAAAGGCATTAATCCTAGTGTGGCTAAAATGAAATTAGTTGGTCATAA